GTTGGGGGGGCCGGGCTCGTTGCGGGCCATCGGTTACGCCGGCGCGGGGCCGCTGCCGCCCGGGGCGCCCTGCACGCCCGCGAGGAGCTGCGACAGCGCGCTTTCGTTGTTGGGCCCACCGGTGGGCGCCTGGGCGAGACTCTTGACGCCGGCCGCGGTGCGCTGCAGCGACTCGGGCGCCTGCGCCTGCTGCTGCGCCTTCTGGCGGGCGTCCATGATCGCGCCGGCTTCCTCGTCCGTGCGGACCAGGTCGGGGTCCACGCCGAGCGCGTCCTGGTATTCGTCGACCGCGGTGAACGGTTTGACCTTGAGCGTGGCCTCGGGCCAGATGCCGGCCATCGAGCCGGTGGCCTGAAGGAAGCGATCGAGCGCGACGACGCCCACGAGCTTCTGGGCCTGCGCCATGATCGACGTGTACTCGACGCGCAGCTGCACGCCGGCGAGCTCGGGCGGCGCCGGCGGAATCATCCCCTCGTGCCGCGCCATCAGCGCGAACACGCGATCGATGAACGGGTCGAGGAGCTCGTCGTTGGTGCGCTCGAGCACGGGGCCGAGCGCGAGCAGCTTTTCTTCGCGGCGCTCGTTGACCTCGGCCGCGGTGATCGGTTGCACGCCGCCGCGCTCGTCGAGCTGCGTCATCATGCGGAACAGGTCGACGAAGAACGCCTGCTGCACGATCGCCTGCGTCTGCAGGATGTCCTGCCGAAAATCCTGCAGGGTCATCCGAATCTCGTGGACCGGCTTGATCCCCTGCTGCCCTTCGCGCACGTCGACGTAGGTGATGTCGCCCGGGAGCAGTGAGGTCTTCTGCGTGCGGAGGTGCGTCGGCGCCATCACGGGCGGGTTGATCAGCTTCTCGACGGCCTGGCCCTTCTTGCGCTGCATCGTCTGCAGCCCCATCACGTCGCCGAGCGCCGTCATGCCCGGGCAGTCGGTGCCGTAGTAGTCGTTGCCGGTGACGTCCCACCGCGGACACATCACGGGGAATTGTTGGAAGCCGCCCTCGCGCAGCAGCCGACCGTGCGCGACGGGCGCGCCGCGCTCGAAGTGACACGAGCGGTACGGCATCGCGAGGTAGTCGACGCGGCTGGCGTCCTGGTCGACGTTCGGCTCGACGATCCACGACACCTCGATCGGCGCTTCGTACACGCCGCGGTCCCAGAGGTCCTTGACGTGCGTGGAGAACATCGACCAGTCGATGGGGTCGTGCGGGCGGTACGGGCTCAGGCCGGCGTACTCCATCACCAGCTGCCGCACGCTCAGGATGGTGTCGTAGCAGTAGGTGTTGACCCGGCCCTGCGCGTCGGTCGCGATCGCGTAGCTCCCGATCGGCGGCACGAACGCGCGGAACAGGTCGTGGTCGTCCTCGAGGATCGTCATCGCCGACGTGCCGAAGACGCCGAGGTCGCCGTACAGCAGGGGCAGCGCGTTGTAGACGTTCGAGAGCTCGAACACCGACAACATGCGATCGCGCACGTCGAACAGCCACTGCTTCACCGCCGGCCGTTTGTTCAGGTCGGGCGACGGCGTCGACAGCTTCATCCACGGGCGCGCCGGCGAGGTGAGCCCGGCGTGCAGCCCGGCCTGCAGCGTCCGCACCGCCATGCGGCCGGTCGCGTCGATCAGGTGCTGGTTGCGGCGGTCGCCCTTGTTGCGGTCGGTGACCATGAACCGCGGCCGCCGCGGGACGAAGAAGTCGGCGAGCAGCTTGTAGTGGCTGTCCCAGGTCGCGCGCTCGAGCTTCAGCGCGGAGCGGAGCGTCTCGTAGCGGTCGCGCATCTTGATGCGATCGCTCGCGCTCGTGAGCGGCGGCGGGCGTTGGCCCGGGTCAACGGGGGCGGCGCCGGGGATCGGTCCTGCGGCCATCCGGCTACCTCCCCAACAACGTCGCGGTTTGCGTGCTCGGGGCGCCGCCGCCGCCGAAGCCAGCCATCACCGTGCTCGAGCGCCCCGAGCCCGAGCTCCGGCGACGCGCGCGCAGCGCGGCCTGGTAGGCGGCCGAGTAGAGGTGCATCGTGTTCGGCGAGGTCGCCGGGGTCGGGTTCGGCTGCGGCACCGGCGCCGGCGGCGGGCCGTTGCCCTCGCCGGGTGGGTCCGGCTCGCGCTGCTTCGGCCCCTTGGGCGGGAGGTCGGGCGGGTCGCCTGGTTGGTCGGGGGCCTTCGGTCCCTTGGGCGCCGGCGGCGCGCCTGGCGGAGGCGTCCCGGGCGGCTGGTCCTGGCCCGGGGTGGCGGGGCCCTTGCCGCCCCCCCACGGGCCCGGCGCGCCGTTGGCGATCGGGTCCCAGGTCGCGGAGCCGGTGGGGACGGTCGATTGCCAGTCGTTGAACTTGACGACCTTCCCGTTCACGATGACCGGGCGGTTGCCGTAGGCGCCGGGGCCGATGACCAGCGCGCCAAACGGATCGCCCGGGTTGCCGCCGATCAGGTCGACCACCGTGCCGTCGGACAGGACGATCTTGTCGTCGCTCGGCAGCTCGCCGGCGTGCGTCGCGCGCGCGGCGTACACGCCCTTGGCCTGCAGCCGCGACAAGACGACGTCGATGTTCGCGCTCGTGCCGGCGAGCCCCTGCTCGGCCTCCTTGATGAGCGCCATCGGGTCGACCTTGCCGGCGCTCGTCGCGCTCGAGGTCGGCGCGCCGCTGCCGCGGTTGCCGACACCCGGGGTGGTGCGGTCGGTGACGCCGGAACCGAGAACGGTTGCCATCAGCTCACCTCTCGTTCGGGTCGAACTCGGTGATCGCGTGGCCGACGCCGGACTGGTCGCTGTCCTGCGGCGGGCGGAACGGATCGAACTCGGTGAGCGCGTGGCCGACGGCGCGGGCGCCGAGGCCCCCGGGCATCTCCGGCATCCCGAAGGTGAGCGCGAGCGCGTCGGCCAGGTCGGGCGAGGTGCCGATGCGCTTCTTGATGAGGTCCTTGTCCTCGAGCAGCAGCTTGCCGTTCTTGAACGTGTAGGTCGGGGTGATGAGCTCCTTGAGGAGCTCGGGCATCGGGGGCAGCGCGGCGCCGCGCTTGACCCACTCGGCCATCGAGAACCAGATTTCGGCTCGCCGGTTGGCGTAGCGGTTGTCGTAGCTCGGCGCCGCGAATTGCACGTCGATCGGCGTGTAGCCCTGCGCCCGCAGGACGTCGACCGCGCCGGCTGCCCACCCACCGGTGGCGTCGAAGAACTCGGCCTCGGCGCCCCACTTCACCTTCGCGTTCATCACGCGCGTCGCGATGTCGACCGACACCGCGCTGCCCCGCCCGTGCCGCAGCACGATCGGCTGGAAGGCGGCCATGCCCTGGCGCGGGAAGATGACGGTCCGGTCGTCGCCGTAGCGCGCGACGTCGACGCCCAGGCGCTTCTGCGCCCACTCGAAGGCATCCGGCGCCAGGTGCCGGGCCATCGCCTCCTCGACCTCGTCGACGCCCAGGAGCGCGTTGATGCTGGCCGGCGGGAACAGCCCGAGGATGTAGGCCATCACCCACGGGTTGTCCCGACCGTAGGCGGCGATCTGCGTGGCGGCCCACTTGGCCGGCTCGGGCCCGACGCGGGGGCTGTGGACCCAGGCCTTCGGGTCGTCAGGGTCGCCGGTCACGCGCACGACGAACCACTGGTCGCGCAGGCTCGAGGCCGCCGCGTACAGCATCCCGTCGAGGGTCAGCGTGTTGCCGGCCTGCATGATTTTTCCGAATTGCGGGCCGGTCGCGAGCGCCTGCTCGGCGGCGCGCTGCACGGTCGTGGGGATGGCGCCGGACTCGTCGACGACCGCCATGACGAAGCGCCCGTGCAGGCCCGAGAGGGTCTTGCCCTGCTCGTCAGGGCTCGCGGTCTTGGGCCAGGTCCTGGCCGACAGGAACCACGTCGACGGGTGCGCGTTGGCGAAGATGCGCTCGGCGGTCCAGGTGAAGCGCGAGCTCAGGTACGGCGAGCGCCCGTGCCACTTCGCGAGCTCCTTCCACAGGTTGTCGCGCAGGTTCTGCTGCGTGATGGAGACGGCGGCGCCGTTCGGGTGATCGCCCGCGTCGCCGTAGCACGCGAGGAAGTTGAGCAGGCACCAGGCCAGCACCGCGCTCTTGCCGGGCCCGGCGCACGCCTGCAGGCTGATGCGTTGGATCGCGGGGTTGGCGAACGCGCGCAGCGCATCGACCTGCCACGGGTCGGGCTGCACGTTGAAGTTGTCGACGACGAAGGCGACGGGGTCGAGGCGCCAGGCGGCGATCGCGCGCGCGTCGAGGTCGGCGCTCACGAGGCCACGCTCTCCGGCCGGTGGTACTTCCACGACCGTGCGAGCACGTCCTCGAGCGACTCGACCTGGATGGTTTCCTTCAGCTTGCCGCCGGCGCGCGCCAGGAGCTCGGTCGCGCGCATCGCGTCATGCACCTCGAGCACCTCGCCGTGCGCGGTGGGCCTGACGGATTTGATGAGGAGCCGCAGCTGCCGCGGGAGCTTGCGGAGGCGGTGCTGCTTGGGGAGGAGCTCGGTGATGTCGGCCTGCGCGATGAGGCTCAGGCGCTCGAGCGCCTGGTCGCCGGTCAGCACGCCGTGCGTAATCAGCGCCGCGTCGGCGACGGCGACGGCCGTCCCCAATTTGTCCCTGGTGTCACCCAATTTGGCGACGACTTGGGGCTTCTGCAGGAGCTTGTGCCCGGCCTGGCGCGCGCCGGCGAGGCTGTAACCGGCCGCCAGGGCGGCCTTTGTCGCGTTGCCCGCGGCGGGGCCCAGGAAGGCCTCGACGAACAACGCCTGTCGCGATGTCAACCGATGTGGACGTGGTGTCAACCGACCGGCCGCCGGCG